GTGGCGGACGAACGATGGTCGGGCCTGGAATACCGGTTGGGGCTGATCGAGGCGACTCTGGAGCGGCTGGAGAAACGGATCTGGGTCGGCGTCTACGGTGTGGCGGCGTTCCTGTTGGCGCAGATGGCCGAGACGGTCATCCAGGCAGCGATGAGGTGAGGCGATGAAAGAGTATGGGGCACCGGAGCGCAAGTTCCAGCAGGCCGAAGCGAGCCTTGTGGTGACGGAAGGCCATGTGGTCGAGGGCTATGCGTCCCTCTTCGGCAAGACCGACCAGGGCGGCGACATCGTGCAGAAGGGCGCTTATGCGGCCAGCCTGAAGCGGCTGGCTGGTCGCGGTGGTCGGGTCAAGATGCTGTGGCAGCATGATCCGGGCCAGCCGATCGGCGTCTGGGACGAGGTGAAGGAAGATGCCACGGGCCTTTGGGTCAAGGGTCGCATCCTGACCGAGGTGGAGCGCGGCCGCGAGGTTGCGGCACTGCTGGCCGCCGGAGCCATCGACGGGTTGTCCATCGGCTACCGCACGGTCAAGGCGGAACGTGACGGCATGGGCAAGCGCCTGCTGTCGGAGCTGGAGCTCTGGGAGGTCTCGCTGGTGACTTTCCCGATGCTTCCCGAGGCGCGGGTCGCGGCCAAGGCGGATGCCCTGGACAGCGACTGGCGCGACATGGCGGCGGTCTTCGAGGACGCGCGCCGCAGTCTGGCCGGGCGATAGCGCGGCGTCCCAACTGAAGAGAAGGAAGATGAGATGACCGAGACGAAGGCTCGGGCCGGGGAAGATGTGTCCTCGGTCCACTCTCCGGCTGCGGAGGCAAAGGCCGCCATGGCGGGTTTCCTGAAAGAATTCAGCACCTTTCAGGACGAAGTGAAATCCACGCTGAAACATCAGGAAGAGCGACTGACCATGCTGAACGCAAAGACGATGTCCTATGGCCGCCCGGCGCTTTCGGCCCGTGCGGAGGTGGAAGCCCCGCACCAGAAGGCGTTCAACGCCTATCTGCGGTCGGGCGATGACGACGGCCTGCGCGGCCTGACCCTGGAAGGCAAGGCGATGTCGACCGCCGTGGCCGCCGATGGCGGCTATCTGGTCGATCCGCAGACTGCCGACCGCATCCGGTCGATGCTGTTCGCGACGTCGTCGCTGCGGTCGATCGCCAACGTCGTGCAGGTCGAGGCGACCTCGTTCGACGTGCTGGTCGACCGGTCGGAAGTGGGCTCGGGCTGGGCGACCGAAGTGGCGGCGACGACCGAGACGGCGACCCCGGTGATCGAGCGCATCTCGATCAAGTTGCATGAGCTGGCGGCGATGCCCAAGGCCTCGCAGCGTCTTCTGGACGACAGCGCGTTCGACGTCGAGGGCTGGCTGGCCGAAAAGATCGCGACCCGCTTCATCCGGGCGGAGGCTGCGGCTTTCATCAACGGTGACGGCATCGACAAGCCGAAGGGCATCTTGCTGCCGACCAAGGTTGCGGATGCGACCTGGACCTGGGGCAACATCGGCTATGTGCCGACCGGTGCTGCGGCCGACTTTGCCACCACCAACCCGGCGGACTGCATCATCAACCTGGTCTATGCGCTGGGCGCGGATTACCGGGCGAACGGTGCCTTCCTGATGAACTCGAAAACCGTGGGTGCCGTGCGCAAGATGCGGGACGCCGATGGCCGTTTCCTGTGGTCGGACGGGCTTGCGGCGGGCGAGCCTGCGCGGCTGATGGGCTATCCCGTGGTGGTGTCCGAGGACATGCCCGACATCGCGGCAAATGCCTACGCCATCGCGTTCGGCGATTTCCGCTCGGCCTATACCATCGCGGAACGACCGGACTTGCGGATCCTCCGCGACCCGTTCTCGGCCAAGCCGAACGTCCTGTTCTACGCCAACAAGCGGGTGGGCGGGGACATCACCGACTTTGCCGCGGTCAAGCTGCTGAAAATCGCGGTGTCGTGACGATCCGGCCCGGTCCCCCGGCGGGGCCGGGCCAATCCCCGTGCCTGCGAAATCCCATCAGGCCCGGTTCCGGGCGGAGATTGACCCATGATGTTGACGGAAACGACCCCGGTGCCTTCGCTGGCTTTGCCGGTGGAAGAGATGAAGGACCATCTGCGGATGGGATCCGGCTTTGCCGATGACGGGCTGCAGGACGGTCTGATCGAAGCCTATCTTCGCGCTGCCATGGCGGCGATCGAGGGCAGGATCGGCAAGATGCTGTTCCAGCGCCGGTTCCTTTGGGTTCTGGAGTGCTGGCGCGACGCGGAACAGGCTTTGCCCGTGGCTCCGGTCGTCGACGTGGTCAGCGTCACGCTGGTCGATGCTGAGGCGGGCGAGGTGGTGATGCCGGCGGGCGCCTACCGGCTTATCCCTGACCTGCATCGGCCGCGGCTGGCTGGGAAGGGGGCGTCGCTGCCCACGATCCCGAGCGAAGGGTTGGTGAAGGTCGTCTTCGATGCAGGTTTTGGCACGGCCTGGACGGATATCCCGGTCGATCTGCGTCAGGCGGTGCTGCTGCTTGCGGGAGAATATTACGAGCATCGCCATGATGACGCTGCCCAGGCAGCCGGGCTGCCGTTTGGCGTCGTGACCCTGATCGAGCGCTGGCGGACCGTGCGCATCTTGGGCGGGGGCAAGACATGAACGAGCCCCATCTGAACCGGGCGCTGGTGCTGGAGGGGGTCGGGCGAACCCCGGATGGCGCAGGGGGCTTTACCGAGGCCTGGACGGCGCTGGGCACTTTGTGGGCCGAGGTTCTGCCAGGGTCCGGCAGCGACACCTTGGGCGAGGAACGGATGCTGTCGGCGGTGCCCTACCGGATCACGGTTCGAGGCGCACCAACGGGGTCGCCGTCCCGCCCCACGGCCGGGCAGCGGTTCCGGGAAGGAACGCGGCTGTTCCTGATCCAGGCGGTGACGGAACGCGACCAGTTCGGCCGTTACCTTACCTGTTTCGCCCGAGAGGAGGTGCCGAAATGAGCTACAGTGCAGCACCCGCCTTGCAGACGGCGGTATACCAGCGGCTGGCGGGCTGGCCCGCGCTGACGGGGGCGGCGATCTATGACGCGGTGCCACCGAATGTGACGGGGACCTTCGTGCTGATCGGCCCCGAGGAGGCGCGCGATCAGTCTGACAAGTCGGGCGCGGGGGCCGAGCATCAGATGGTGATCAGCGTGATCACCGACGCGACCGGGTTCCTGTCGATCAAGACGATTGCCGCGAACATCTCGGACGCGCTGATCGGTGCGCCCCTGACGCTGGCGCGGGGGACGCTGGTTAACCTTCTGTTCCTGCGGGCCACTGCCCGGCGGATCGAAGAGGGGGAAATCCGGCGGATCGATCTGACTTTCCGGGCGCGGATTCAACTCTGACGCCCCCCTTACACCTTTCTAACGGAGAGCGAACATGGCTGTGCAAAGCGGCAGGGATCTGCTGATCAAGATCGACCAGACGGGGGACGGCCAGTTCGTCACCATCGCCGGGCTTCGGGCCACACGGATCAGCTTCAACACAGAATCGGTGGATGTCACCAGCCTGGAAAGCCAGGGCGGGTGGCGCGAGCTCTTGGCGGGTGCCGGGGTGAAGTCGGCGGCGATCTCGGGGTCGGGTGTGTTCCGCGACGAGAACACGGACGAGCGCGCGCGCCAGGTGTTCTTCACCGGCGAGATCCCGGAATTCCAGGTGGTGATCCCGAGCTTTGGTATCATCGAGGGACCGTTCCAGATCACCTCGATCGAGTATTCGGGCAGCTACAATGACGAGGCGAGCTACGAGATGGCAATGGCCTCGGCTGGTGCCCTGACCTTTACGGCGCTGTGATGGCGAACCCCTGGGCGGGCGAGGTGGCGATTGTGCTCGACGGGCAGCGCCATCTGGCGAAGCTGACTCTGGGCGCGCTGGCCGAGCTGGAGGAGGCGCTGGAGTCCGGGTCGCTTGTAGACCTGGTACAGCGCTTTGAAGAGCGGCGGTTCTCGACGCGCGACGTGCTTGCGCTGATCGTGGCGGGGCTGCGGGGCGGAGGCTGGCAAGGGCAGGCTTCGGATCTTCTGCGCGTCGAGATCGGCGGCGGACCGGTCGAGGCGGCGCGGGCGGCAGCGGAACTCTTGGCGCGCGCCTTCGCCTTGCCTGGCGAGTCATGAGTGCCATCGACTGGCGCGGCCTCATGCAGGCGGGTCTGCACGGGCTTGGCCTGGAACCGGCGGTTTTCTGGCGGCTGACGCCGGTCGAACTGAAAATCATGCTGGGGCGGGAGGGACTGGTCCCGCCCCTGACACGCGCGCGGCTGGCGGAACTGGCGGCGGCGTTTCCGGATGTGAGGAAGGATCAGGGCGATGGCGGATATCGGAACGATGCAGGAGCAGCTTCAGGCGCTTGAGGCGCAACTGGGCGCATCCGTCTCGATGGTGGCGGCTTTCGACGGCGAGTTGGCCCGGATGCGAGAGACGATGGTCTTTACCGGGCGCGAAGTGAACACGCTGTCGAACGGGATCAGCGGCGGGCTGCGCAAAGCCTTCGACGGTCTGGTTTTCGACGGGCTAAAGCTGAACGACGCGCTGAAGACCGTGGCGAATACCATTGTCGACACCGTCTACTCC